AAGCTTTACAAAAGGAGATGAGTTATGCAGGACGCTACCGTCCAATCGATCCCACAGACGAGCCAGACTCCGGCAGTAGCGCCGAGCAGTTACGTGACTCCGTCTTACCAGCCGAGCCAAACGCAGGTCTCGTACCAAGCGGCTCCGGCGAACTACCAGGTGGCAGCACCTCAGGCGGCCCCGGTTTACCAACCCTCAGCCCCTACTCAGTACGCCCCCCAATTCCAGTCGGAAGCTCAGAGCAGCAACCCATGGGAATCGGCGTTCAACAAGGTAGTGAACCTGCTGAGCGCACCAGTTCAATCCCCATTCCAGGGTCAACCATCAGCTCCGACGACGAGCTACGCCCCGGCCAACTACGGTTCGGTGGGCAGCCAAGCTACGCAACAATCGGTTCCGCAGACTTGGTCAACCAACCAGGCTTACTCGCCCAGCTCTTCCCAAATCTCTTCGGAGAATCTGAGCCTGGAAAGCCAACAGGTACTCGAAGCGTTCGGAAGCGAAGCTCCCGCAATTCTAAATAATTACGCCCTCCAACTTGAAGGGCTGCTGGACAGCGCTGTTGCCTGGGGCCAGGAAATGACTGGTCTTCTGCAGCAGTATGCAGAATTCGCTACTCAGTCCCACAACGAGAACCTCGCTTACAACGAGATCCTGACCAACCCCGATGTGCTGAGCGATTACACGCTCCGTTTCTTCGGTCCTGAAGGTCCGTATCCCGTGCATGAAGGCGAAGAAGATCTCGAATCTTACGGCTATCCAACCGAGCAGGTTGATCCATATGCTTATGGTGAGTTCCCTGCTCCTCCTGCAGCCGCTGAACCTCAGCAACCCGGTAACTTCTGGGGCACCTTCAACGAAATGATGGCGCGTGATCCTCAGAACGCATGGCGTGTTCTGAACCAAGCCCAGCCCAACGTTGTTTCCAACAAGCTCTTCGTAATGGAGTGAGGCAAATGCAACCATTAGGACAACGTCGTCCTTTGCTTGCATATGGAGTTCCCGCTGCTGCCGGTCTGGCAGTTGGCGGGGCTCTTGCTGCACAAGGCGAAGATCCAGGTAGCGCCGCACTTGGTGGACTTGCCGCTGGCCTTGGCGCCCGTGGCGGCTTAGGTGCCGCACGTTTGGCCGGTAAATATGCTGGCCCTGCACGCGCCGCCGTTGCATCTAAAGCAATTGAAGGACTTGGAGCTGTTGCAAGCTCCGCACCAGCTGGTAGCAAGCGCGCGGCAATGGCACGTACCGCTATGGGTCCGCTTGCCGATTTGATTAATCGTGGAATTGGCCCAGAGACTGCCGCTGCTGTTGGCGTGCCTCTTGCTGCTGGCCTTGCTGGCGTTGGTGGAATGGCAGCCGGAATGGGCCTCGGTGCATTAGGTGTACCAGGCTTCCAGCAAGGCATGGCAATTGACCCAGAAGGGTACAGCTCAAACAACACACCAAGTGCACAGTTTGGCGTTAAGTCGCTTGCATCTACACAATACGTGTGATGTAAGTTACTGACTGCTAAAATTTTTGTTAGATAAGACATATAAATGTCTGAATCTTTCACCCGATAACAACACTTCCTGCGACACTGGAGGATAAAACAAAGTGTTCATTGATAACGACTTTCCAAAGATTCTTGGTGCGGAACTTTACCGTCCCCACCCTGCTTACATTACTGAGATGGCCGTGGAGCCCGTGGTTGTCCACGACTTCACTCGTCAGCCTGGTCAAACCGTTCAGTTAGACCGCTACAAGTTCTGGGGTACCCCTGGCACCAAGGAGAGCCGGGAGCGTATCGCTGACCAGACCATCGGTACTGCCAACAGCCGCAACATCACCAAAGAGAAGGTGCTTGTCGTGCTGAAGGAATACACCGGTCCTGCTGACCCGGGTGATCCCACTCAGCCTTCGACCTTCAAGATTGCTCGTGAAACCCTGATTACCGCCCAGCGTCTGCTGCTGGACACCGGTAACCTGAACATGTTCCACCAGAGCATCGGTTCCCTCACCCTGCTTGACGACTATCGTCGTTGGCGTGATCGCGTGTTCCTCGACGAACTCGCCAAATCTGAAGCCAACGGTGAAGCTTCCAGCACCCAGGGCGGTTACTACTTCGCTGGTGGTAAGACCAAAGCTGCTAACGGCTCGATCTCTTACACCGCTGCTGAGTATGGCGCTCAAGTCCAGCAGTTCCAGGTTCGTACCGACCTGCTGACCCTTGTCAAGGACATGCGTAAGCGCAACGTCCCGACCTTCGCTGATGGTCTGTATCGTTGCATTTGCGATCCCACCTTCATGATGCACCTGCGTCGTGATCCTGACTTCCGTGAGATTGCTCGTTATAGCGGCAACCCTGGTCAAGGCATGTACATGCCCAACCCAATGCTGCCTAACAACGCCAGCTTCTACATGGGTCCCCAAGCTGGTCAGGGTTACTTTCTGGCTGGTGAGCCTGTCATGCCGACTGGTGTTCAGTTCGAAGGTGTTAAGTTCTTCGAATCGACCAACTTCCCTGTCAAGACTGTGTCTGCAACCTTCGCTAGCGATGGTGCCAACACCTTCTCCAACCAGGAAGTTGCCCAAGGTTACTTCTTCGGTCCTCAGTCGATCGGCGTTGGCATCGGCGGTCCTAACGCTCAGGTGCTCATCAACAACAACGATGACTTCAGCCGTTTCATCATCCTGATTTGGCAGCTGTACGCTGGCTTCGAAATCCTGAACAAGGACTTCGTGACTACCGCCTTCAGCTTCGTTCAGGACGACGGCACCATCTGATAAAGAAATAAATCCAACTTAACGGAGAAATAAATGTCCTATCTGTCTTCTAAAAAGATCTATCCAGGTAACTGGACCAACGCCCTGAACGGCTGGTACAAGAACATTGATGCTGACTACGGCGGCACCAATGATGCCTCCAAGGCTGGCCCCACTTCTGTGTTGGCTGTCCCTGGCTATCGCTACTTCCAGCAGCGTGGCTATGTGCCCGTTGCCTGGACTTCTGGTGATGCAGCCACCAAGGGTCAAACCATGGACGTGATCGTCCCCTCGCCTTACCGCCAGGATGACACCCGTCCTGACATCACCGGCATGGTGATCTCTGGTAATGCCACTCAACCTGCTTTCGTGTATCGCGCCGCGATCTCGGTTGCTTCTGGTTGGGGTGACAACCGCGTTGCTACCGGAATCTATGCTGCCACCGGTAACGTTATCACCTTCGGTCGTAACGACAGCGGCCCTGTGGCTGTGACCGGCGTTGGCGAGCCTATTGCCCAGGCCAACCTGACCTCCACCACCTCTGGTGACGCAGCTACCAAGATCTTCTTCGCTGCTGGTACTCAGGCCCTGAGCTCGACTCCTTTCCTGACCGCTACCGGTGCCACCGGCGTTGGTCCTTCCGGCGTCTACAAGTCCCTGACTGGCGCAACCACCTTCAAGGTGTTTGCCCGTGGTACCAACACCGATACTGGCGTATCCGGTGGCATCTACCTGGCTAATGCTGATTACAGCGCTGGCCTCAAGGGTTACCTTGTGGTTGAAGTGTGCTACATCCAACCAGATGATGCACCTGGCTACGAAGATATTGAAGAGTATCTTCTCGCCCGTACTGTTAGCGATTGAGTTAAACTAGGACCATAATTAAAAAAATGGTCCTTATGCTTTACCAGCATCGCAAAACCGGCGCTCGCGTCAAAGTTGTAAGCGAATGGGATAACGGCGATTGGTTCATGGTCGAAGATCAGGACGGTCGCCTTTTCACCGCTTACAAAAATGAATTGACCCCTGATGAAGCCGCAACCAAAAAAGTTGCCACTCTTCAGGTGAAAGATAAGGCAGCCCAAGAAGAGCCCCGTAAATTCCCACCCGAAACACGTTTAAACATCAATACCGCTACCCCACAAATGATCGCTGATCATATCAAGGGTATCGGTCTTAAGACAGCTCGAGAGATCAAAGATCTTCAGATGTCCTTATCGGGTGAGAAGTTTAATAGCCTTGAGCAGTTAAAACAGATTAAGCGTGTGGATTGGGAAGCTGTGCTTGCCGCCGACTTAATCAGGGTTTGATCCATTACACAAAGACACGCCCCTGGGAGACCAGGGGTTTTTTCGTTTTAAAATAAAAAGAAAAAGATATGGCAGGTATTCAATATCTTGGCCAGGTTGGCCAGACAGGCACGGCTACTGGTCCGCATAAACACGTTTATGTAAAAGAGCTGGCCACAGGTAAATACCTTGATCCATCAACCATTCGTACGCCATTACTTGGCGTGCGCGTAGGTGAAAGCAAGATTCCTGCTTTTGTTAAAAATGAGCAAGGCATGATTGATTTCAATCCTGCCGCTGGAATTACAGTTACATCAAAATACGGAAACCGTAAAGCTCCCACTGCTGGTGCCAGTACCTTTCACCAAGGCGAAGATTGGGCTTTACCAGAGGGCACACCCGTCTACTATGAAGGTGGTGGCAAGTTCATGCCCAAGGCCAACCAAGGCGGCTATGGCAACCTTGCAACCCTGGTAACCGGTGACAATAAGTATGAGATTGGCTTTGGTCATATGAAGACGCTTGGCGGCGCTTCTGATGTGCCTGCCACAACTTTACCTGTTGATCAAAGCCAAACAGTACCAGGTGATAATGATGTTTCTATGTTGATGTCATTAATGCAAATGACACAACCAAAACAAAAAACACTTAAAGAAACATTACTTGAACAATCTTTGGGTGAGTTATTTACTCCTCAACCAAGCATGGCGCAACAGTTCCTGGCTGATTACATGAACTCTCCGTTACCTGGAATGGAGTAAATTGAATACTTTATAATTAAACAATAACGAACGGTAGACGTGCAGTTATCTGAGTTTGATAAAAGTAGAGTCAGGTATCACCTGGGCTACTTTACTGTGTCTGTTCCTGCGGGTGACTTCGCCCGTCTTGAAGAGGCTATGAACACGATCCCTGATTCGTTCTTTTACGACAAGATTGTGATTCAGATTGGCCGTTGTGATACGGCTGAAAAGAAAACAGAAGTTGCATCGTCTCCGTCCACTCGAATCGAAAGTATCCTCGGTGACGTTGATCGTACGATTCGTTCAAGCAATGCCCGAGAGGCATTAAAGGTTTGGGATGAGATTTATCTCTACGAAACAAACCGACTTGCTTACATCCTTTACGTTCCTAACTATAAAGATCCGGGACAGGCTCGTTATCGTTATGAACGCTCAGGTGCGGAATTTATTCAAGCTCTACCTGGTCCTGCTGATACTGCAGTGGGCTCTCGTATTTACCTTAATGAGGTTTGGCGTTAATCATGGCTGACAATCTTTACGATTATCTGAATCGTTTTAATCTGGCTCAGTTGGGCAGGGCAGGAGAGCGTGGCTTGCAAGGCGCAGCAGATTTCCTAAACCGAGCACGTATTGGAACAGGCGGCGCCAAAAAAAGCCAAACTCCAAAACGTCCAGAGGGCTACTCAACTTACGGTACATATACTGTTGGGGGCATCGAGTACGACATCGCCAAGGGTCGGCCTACTTACATGCCCCCTGGCTCTGTTTACCCATCTACGTCTACTGCCGCTACTACAGCTTCAGTACCTGCGGATCCAGCAGAACGTGCATATGTAGCAGAGCGTGCTCGCGTTGCGCAGCAGGTTGCTCAGGACCCTGCTTTATCCCAGTACGAGCGTAATCGCGCAGCTGCCGTTGCCACAGGTGATCAGGCAAAGATGAATGCAGTCCGTGATGAAGGCATGCGCATCTGGGCCGAGAAAAACCCAGAACTTGCCAAGAAAGTAAAGCCTGGTCAGTCTGGTTACGAAGCCATTCAGGGTGTGTTGAATCAGGGTGCCATGGGTGCCCCAATGGAAATTCCCTTCAATCCAGTGTCCCTCCTGGGTGGCAATGCCATTGAGTCCGTCCCCTCTTACGGCGGCATTTCCGATCTGCAACCTGTTGGAACACCACTGCCACGCACTCAGTTCGATACTCCACAGAACCAGGCGACCGCTCAAATGTATAACCGATTCATGACCGGTCCTTACGCTGGTTCTAGCCAAGCACCTGCCACCAATCCAGCAGAAGCCACATACGCTACCGCAGCTAACGTTCAGCCAATCGGTGATATTAATCTGAATGCATTCTCTTTCAATACACCAGCCGAAAAACGGCGCGGTGAATTGTTTCAGCGTTTATTGAATAACACCTTGGCTGTACAATAGTTTATCAACTGGCTTTGCTTTGCATGTAAGCCCAGCCGACTGGACACGAATCTCTTGATTCACGGGGGCCAGTGTTGTTGCTTTAAACCCATGATTCTTTGCCCTAAGTACGTCAAACGAACCCTTCTGTTTCTATCGACACTTCTCGCATTACAGACAGTATTCGTTCCTGGCCTTAGGGCAAGTTCAAACTGGGTAGGAGAACAAAGAGAATAAAAAAATGTCACTGAATCCTAATGCCATTGCTGTAGCTCAACGCCTTCAGAACCTTGGCTTAACACGTGCACAGATCGCTGGTGTCCTTGGCAACTTCCAACTGGAATCAGGATTTAACACGCGTGTTAACGAAGGCGGTAAGGTTGGTGCTCCAGCAGGTGTAGGCGGATTCGGTCTCGCTCAATGGACAGGCGGTCGCCAGAAGGCGCTGCTTGACTTCTCCAAAAAGAAAGGACTTGATCCCGGTTCGGTAGAAGCCCAAGCTGACTTCCTGGCTTATGAGCTGCAAGGCCCAGAGAAGCGTGCGTTTGAATCCCTGAAGGGCGCAGTATCCCCAGAGGAATCAGCTCGCCGTTTCTTGGTGGACTTTGAACGTGCCGGCATTCCTAAAACGGAACAACGACAGCAGGCAGCTCGTTCGATCTACGAGAAGCTCGGTGGACTTGACCTTGGAGCTCAGTCGCCCCAAGCACAGCAGACACCACAGGCTTCTGGTACTAATGTCAAAGATTTCCTCAAGGGTTATCTTCTTGAGAATTTATTGACAGGATCCCAGATGACTTCTGCTTCTCCTGTACAGCAGTTGCTTAAGTCTGCTCTTCAGCGGCCAATGACTGCATTAGAGGAAGACATAACGACTTCTTCTCTGTACACGCCAAGGAGTCCATTCCTGGATTCATTAACTCAATTTTGACGCAGAGGGCTCCAATTAAACGGAGCCCTTTTTAACAAATAAGGACTGTTTACATTAAAATAGATTTTAAAGGCATTGATTGCATAAAGCTTAGTAACCGAGAACGCATATGTCATCGACCAGCTCGAACAAGCAGCCCCTATTTATTGATCGTCCGTTGTTTGATTCGGTAAGAGTAACAACACAGACTGTTGGCAGTCAGGCCGCCAATACTATCTTTGTCCAGGGCGGGCAAGCTCCATCCATTCTTGTTGATATGGATGCTGCTCTTAGCGAAGATAATAACAATGGCGGTGTTGTTGATTCGATCACAATTGTTCGAAATGATTTTTATCGTGCGGCGGACTATACGGTCAATAGCGGTACCTCTGGCACTCCGATTGAAGTAAGAAGCGGTCAGATTGTTTACTTACAATCAACCGGTGTTCTTACCAATGGCACAGCAAGTGGCGTTGGTTATTACACATACACCGGCTCTGGCACTTTGACTGGTGTCAATACAGCTCTGAACTATTCTGGTAGTACGGCCAGTGGATTCCAGTTCCAGGGTGTTGGATATGGTCATCAACCTGCTGTAACTTTTGTTTTCTATCAAACCAGAAATACAGTTACACCCATTCCTGCAAGCGGTGATTACAAGGTTCTTTTCACAAAAACAGTTCCATTCAATGTTGGGATTGTTGACTGCTCGGATGTGATGCCGCAACTTGCAGTACCTATGCCAACTGCAGGCAATACATCTGGTTTAGGTTCGGGGGCACCTCTTCGCAATAAAGGGATTTACCTTGAGCGTGGTGATCGCATTTATGTTGGTGTATTCGCAGATGGCCCTAATATTTCTGGCTATACCCCAGGCGCCCATATCTACGCGCAAGGCGGAATGTTCTAAGTAACAGTGGCCAAGTCCAAAAATAATTTTGGATCCTTCTCTTCTTTTACAAAAGAAAAAGATAGGGATCCTTTTCGTTTAACGCCGATAAAAACAGAGTTTTCAAAAGGCGCAGTTCCTGATTCCATCTATAGTGCCAACCGTGAATCAGCATGGTCACGTTGGCGTCGTGGGTTTGAATTAGCAACCGCAGCCTTTTATGACAATGATTTTTCTTATCCTTTCGAGTATCAAACCCCAGACACAACAGGCGCACCTGTCAATTTAAACCCAGTAGTTTCGGGTTCTTTTGTTGGTTTCCCTACAATCAGCAAAGAGTTCGGTATGCACTGGGCCGGATGGCGTAAGGCTGGGTCAATTAGAACTGATAATTACGTAGATCCCGTAACCAACAATAAACTATATATTGAATCGATAACAGAAGACAATACTAATTGGTATGTAAAACTTGCTGGATCCTGGAGTCCATCCAATAAACTTCCGCCACCCTTCTACGTGCCCGTATCAGGTCAGCCAGATGGCCTGAAGCCCTTGATCACAGAGATCATGGAAGACAGAGTTATTTCTGTAGGTGGAGACATTATTGATAAAGATACGATCAATCCGAGCAATCAAAAAAGATATGGATATCTCCAAGCAGTTTTAACTGCAATCAATGAAAACACAGGAATATTGACTTTTAAAAAAGCAGGTTCTGTCCGGGTAACTCCCGATAAAGAATATATAACTCCTTCAAACGTAAGTTTTACACCAGGTAGATATCTTATTACTGGCTCTAGATTCTGCTGTTCTTGTCAAGATTTTACTCATCGTGACTATGCGTTCTTGACAAACCCTTCAGCAAGCGATAGAAAGTTCTTCCCAAGGAACCGCTTAGCTTATGTGAAGCCAGGTCGCCATGAAGTCATTACTCTCAGTGGAGTTGTCGATAATAATGCCATGACCTCGGCAAATGTCAACAGAAAAATGGATGTTTATGCTCCATCGGGATTTGTGGTTGGTGCATCTGGCTCTTATATCAATACAGTTAAAAACGATTCAACCAGAGATAACCCAGGTGTTTACGTCGACTTTGGATCCACGTATACCCGTGGGACATCGAACCCAGCCATACCAGGTTCTAAGCCTGATGGCATGCCACGTTATAACGATTACTCAACTGAACAAGGCGTTATTACTTCAATCACAGACAACTGGACTCCTGTTCTTGATGAGATGCGTTATTGCAAACATGTTTACGCACTTAAATTTAAAGATGAAACCTTCCCTCCCGAACCATCAGACTTCCCTGTAGAAGTAGGTAGTATGACGGCGTGGGAGCAGAAATTAGTTGAAGATACCGAAAACCAGCAAAAAGAAATTGCTTCGTTCATCATGACAACCAATGCACTTGCAAATATGGATGTACCCCCTTACAACATGCAAAGTCCAATGATGATGCCAATGATGCAGAAGTTATTCAATATGCCGTCTGACATGATTGTGATGGAAGGTTTCACAATGATTGATAAGAACGGTAATAAATACAAACCTTAAGATAATTCTCAATAAGGTATACTTATCTTAAGTCTCACGAGACTTGTTAGGAATTCCTTAAGAAAACGCACCCCGTGAGGTACCATTCCTAGGTTCTGGTCACGGGACTGTTAAACCATGACTCAGCCCATCCCTGTTGACCAGCGGATTGTTGACGACTTTTTCCAGTTGAACTGCCAACGCAGCCAGAAGCCTGTCGCCTGGTTGTTTGGTATGATTGCGACCTATGGCATCAAGCCAGAAGATCTCCATTCTTTTGAATGGGGACAAGACGGCGCCTTGGTACTCAACAACAAAAAGCGTCCGATCCGACCACTACACCCACAGTGGGTATTCCTTTTTGAATTACAGAAAAAACGGCCCTGCGATATGCAAGACCGTATCCCAGCTCTTACCTCCCAGTTGTATCGACTCATGGCCCATGAGGGCGTTGGAGTCAATGTCACGGATTTAATTTTGGCTCATAGGCTACGAAAGCAGCATTACAAGTCCATCAGGCAGCATCAGCCATCATCTCCTGCTTACGCAGGTGCTTTCTGACAGCGTTCACGTTCCAGCGATAACCATCCCTGGATCGGGTCTCTGGAAAAGCAGCGAAGTGCGGACCGAGCTTTAGGGTACCGTTGTCTCGCATACGAAAGAGTTCCTTGCGATCAATACCAAGGAGTTCTTCTGCGCGGGCGACCGAGACCCAGCCTGTGTTTTGAGCCATGACTTGAGCGTCAGGGTGAACAACTCCTGTACGGTAACGGGTTAAGACCCGCCGTCAATGGCATTCATAGTTTTTTAAGACTTGCGTTAAGAACTGTAAAGCTTAAGGAAATTAGAATAAGTTAACGGCAACTAAAGAGCATGTATTACAGCGAGCATGAGCCCATTGCCCTACTCGTTGAAGTCACTCCAAAGTTAGCAAAGAAAAGATTCAGAGATGAGATATACAAATCCTGGAACCACGAATGTGCTTATTGCGGCGAAAGTGCAACAAGCTTAGACCATGTTGTGCCAAGGCACAAGTCAGGTGAGACCACACGTAAGAACCTTGTTCCCGCATGCCGCCGTTGCAATGCTTCGAAGGCATCGTACAAATTGCACGAATGGTATATTAACCAAGATTTTTTTTCCAAAGCTAGGTTAAATAGAATTGAAAGATGGATTGATCAGGATCCTTTCCAGTTATTGCATTGGGAAGAAGATAGAAAACATTCTTTAGTACCGATTAGCTATGGCAGACAAACCGAAGAAAGCAGTTGCAGCTGCCAAGCGGTATCAGAAGGATAAGATGGCATGCAACAAACCCCAGCGCGCGCCAAAAGGCGATAAGCATAAGTATGTGGTCAAGGCCTGCCAAGACGGCAAGGAGGCAATTGTCCGGTTTGGTGCCAGGGGATATAAAGATTATCTTCAGCATAAGGACGAGGGAAGACGTGCTAACTTCAAGGCCAGGCACAACTGCTCCGAGAAGAAGAACAAACTGACTCCCGGATGGTGGGCCTGCAACTACAACTGGTAACCTCATGGCAAAACCCAAATCCTCCAGCTCCATCAAAGTCGAATCCAAACCCAAAAAAACACGTCAGGGCCAGGGAATGCATTCACTTCCCAATCACGGTCGCAAGAAGATGAGGGGACAAGGTAAGTAATTTTTATGTATGATTGGGGGTAATAATAGTTACCCCCATGTCTGATTTTTCTGCAGCAATTGAACTAATCAGAAAGTACGAAGGGTATAACGAAAAGGCTTACCCAGATCCAAACACTGGATGTGAACCATACACAATTGGTTATGGCACGCAGTTTTATCCAGACGGCTCTCCAGTAAGAAGCGGTCATCTCTGCACCAAACGCAAAGCGCTGGAGTATCTGTACCACGAGTTAGAAGTACTGGATACAGAGCTGAAGAAACTAAACCTGGGCCTTGATGACTCGATGCATCAAGCCCTACTTTCTTTTGTTCACTCCGTAGGTTGGAACTCTTTTCTGTACAGCAATATTATCGATTGCCTTGAACAGGAAGATTGGCGGGGAGCAAGCCAAGAGATTCCCAAGTGGGTTTTTGATCAAGACCACAAAATGGTTGGTGCACTTCTGCATCGCAGGCAAGAAGAGGTCAATCTTTTCCTGCGTCAGGTCAATGACAATCCCTGGATCTCAACTGAGATTCTCTTGACGGCATTCCGTAACTACAGCGCAGCGCCACACCAAGTACGCGCGATCCGTATGCTAGAAGAATCCATTAATCCTTATACGCTTTCTGAATTTGCCAACTGCTTCAAAATCGATGAGGATCCCTGGTGCTCTTCCGAGTACGAAGAATTTGGCCTCCAAGGCATCTGTGACATTTAGTCTTAGAATAGTTTCAATTGAAGTATGAAACCAGGAATGGACAGATCGGTTGAACCACACCAATTTGAGCTTCCTTTAGAGCTTCAATTCTCAATGCGCAAAGCAGAGCTTCAGGCGCAAGAGATGACCTGGGAGCAACTATATGCCGCACTATTGAATCTGTACCACCAACGCCTGATGGAATGGTACGCCGTTAAATCTTTAATGGCCGATGAGAATGTCAATATTGAATTTGACATTCCCACCGACTTGGAACTAGCGGAACTCGCCGCCGCATGCCTTATTGATGACGATGACGGCGACGATGAACTTCAGCCTTTTTGAGCTTCGTCAAACTGAATGAGACGGTCCAGGTACCACAATTATTTATTGTTTTTAAAATGTTTATGTAAATCTTCAGCTGCTTTTTGGTAAGCGTTATTGGCTTCTTCTATAGTTTCAAAATAACCTAGATTTTTCTGCTTACCTTCTATTCTGATATCGGCACGCCATTTGTTTAGACGCTTGTAAAAGCTTACCCCTTTGTAACCACTTGTGTTTCTTTTGGTTTTCCCAACATTCCATTGCTGCTCTACCCTTGTAGAAAGACGTAAATTTTGAATTCGATCATCAGCTCTATTTCCATTTATATGATCTATTTCTAATTCTGCAGGATCAGTGCCGTGCACATAAACCCAAACAAGTCGACAGTGCAAATAAACATTGCGTTTGTAACAAACTTGATAACCACCTTCTTTATGTTTTGATCCAGCAGGTTTTCCTTCTTTATTTTTTAAATTAGGGCAGGGAGGTTTTTTGTATATTAACCTCCCATTGGTTTCATCGTAGATAAAAAGATTTTTTAATTCCTCTTGAGATGGTAGTGGTCTGTGTTTCACAGAGATTTTTGCCGATCAACACATAGTACCACAGCCTGCCCATCAATAAAACTAGATTTCTTGTGTCTGTATCAACCTGTCTAAATACCAGCGGCATTTCTCAAGGTCCTGTACACCGCCTTTGTTCCGCCAGCGCCAAAGATATTTTACACAGTTTCCCCGCAAATAACCTTCATACTCTTCCTGGGACAACTGTGCCTCAATCGCTTCAATTGTTTCAATACCGCCATCGGTATAGTGCGGAGGACGATTCACCTGGTCCGGCTGAACCAAGGGTGCCTCTTCCTTGACGGCCCAGGGCACTGGGCATATACCGTCTTTACATTCAGAAGAAAATCCAGGCAAGATAGAAAGATCGACAGCAGTATCGGTTAGAGCAAAAACGGTATCATCTACCGGAGCAAACCACGTCTTTTCTGCGACAGCATCATTTCCATTTCCGGTGCTTCGCCCAAGTCCATCATCATCGTCTTCGGTCGTGGCGATGAAGCTGGGTACATCTCCATTGCTTCCTCCATCGACGGAATAAATCCCGTCATTCCAGGCCGTGCCCCCTCGATCTCCAGGCTCCGCCTTGGAATTCCGTCCTCGCATAACGTCAATCCGCGATTGTACTGATCATATAATGGCACATCATTTTCTTCATTGTCGAGTTGAGTACCGAATGTTGCCTGGTTCAGACAACGGCACATTACTTCGTCAATGATGTTTTGACCGAGACCGTCGCGGTAATCAGCAGAGCTATGCATGAGAATATCCTGGCCTAAATTGCCTCGATTACAATATTAACATGGCAAGATTCTATAACCCACGTCGCGAAAACATCAACGAACCGGTAGATACTCCGGTTGGTTTTCGTGGTCGTCTTCAGTACGACCCAAGGCAAGACTCTGGTTCTTCCGGTGGTGAAGTCAGTGATCTGACGCCAGAACGTCAATACGATGTTGACCTTCGTAGATTAGATCCACAAGAGAGAAATACTGCAGCAGCCGCTGATACAGAAAATGCTGTACAACAGAATCGTGTAGCTAGGTTTCTAAGTGCAGCAAGAGTCGCTGGTAAATATCGGTCCCAAGCAGATACCAGGTATCCAATCATTGGCAATACTGTTAGCAGGCAAGAAGCATCACGTCGTGGTGTTACATTGCCAAGCTTGGGTGATGCGCCAGGTGCCAGGGGCAGCGTGAACTACCCCGACAAACCTCAGCCACGCACTGGCCGTGCCTACAACTACCTGGATGGTTTCGGTTGATCAGACTTTGCTGAACACAACTTCAGGCGCCTGGTTCTGATATTTACCCTTACGGTCCTGGTAGCTGACCTCGCAAGGATTACCGCGATAGAAAAGGAGCTGAGTCACACCTTCATCTGCGTAGATGCGGTTAAATAATCCCGTGCAGTTACTAATCTCAAGTGTCAGGTATCCCTCCCAACCACTTTCGGCAGGCGTGATATTAACCAGGATTCCCGATCGGGCATAAGTAGATTTACCAACGGCAACCACAGTCACATCCCGTGGCAGTTTCAGTCGCTCACGTGCAACTCCCAGGCAATAGCCATAGGGCGGCAGAAGGAAATACTTACCCTTTTCGTCTTCCAAGAGTTCAGCTTTTGTTAAGATTTCAGGCTTGAAATCCTTTGGATCACACTCTCCTTCTGAGATGCGTCCAAAGATCAGGCATTGCTCGGGCGATAAACGAATGTCGTATCCATAGGAGCTAAGTCCATAGCTGAGAATACGACGACCATCTTCTTTGCTAACGAGATGATCCTGAAACGGAACAATCATCTCATCTTCTTCCGCAAGACGGCGGATTTCTTTATCGCAGAGAACGCTCATAAACCCTTTGAAGCTTTTTCAATATAAATGATTCAGCAAAGAACACGGCCTTTTTCGGAGTAAATATCGACAAATCTCTGGGTCGCCTCACCGATATTGTCCTTGGGTTGCAGATAAACTAGGAATGAAGTACAGGTGTTGTGCTTCTTAATTCCCTCGTTTGTTCTTGCAACAAGTGTTGGCACAGTACGCAAAATGCACACCGGGAAATCAAATAGCCGCTGTTCGTAACGAAACATGTCAGGACAGTTGGAAAAATACAATCCCTCTTCAATTTCATTGTGGTACCAGGCTTTGAAGAGACGCCGGAACCACACTGCATGAGACGATGTCAAAGTTGGCGAGCAAGCCCTTGTCATCTTCCATCGTTCATTCGCCTTATCCCAGAAGTAAGTACCACTGGGTGGGAATAAGTAAACCTTTCCGAACCACTGTTGATCGTTCAAGCCATCATCGGTGGGTGTGAAAAAGTTTTTTGCATTGACATACTCATTTGCCAACTCAGAGCTGGCCACATCCAAGTCGATGTGACCCATTAAGCCATGCGCTGCCGCAACAAGATCTGCATTAGTAATGAGCTCTAGATCCTCACGGCGCATGCCGCTTTTGGTAATTGCCATTACGAATCAGTTGCCTTGTTATAGTCGATTTCAAAATAGCGGATACCCTCATCATCGTTGATGACATATCCAGCTTTTTCTGTTGGATCAATCTTCTGTGCCGCAGAAAGAATACGACGGAAGCTCTCGGCCAAGTCCCCATCGTTCGAGCGCTCACACTCCTCTTGGGCTGAGTGAATCTCTTTGAGTGTCCAGAAGAACATCGAACGTTCTTTGTTTTTCGGTTGAAAGACCATCACCCCTGGCCCTTCAGCTTCCCACATTTTGAAGTAGTGCTCACCCATATCACCAAGGATTAGGCGCACGGTTGCATCCAGCATCCTGACTTTGGTGTCATCGATATCGGGACCAAGTGCCTGGGCAATGAGCTTTTCTCTTCTATTCATTGGATGTCAATCCTTGCTTTTGTAATACTTCTTGGAGCTTTGGTAGTGGTTGGTAGATAACCACCAGTTTGCCAAGGACTCCACGTTTTTTAATCAGTTTACCTTTTTCGTCCCGTAATTTGTCGAACTCCCCGGAACGAATCAGATACTCAGCTACGCAACGCAGCCTCCGCTTAAGGGGAAGCTCCGCCGCTGGGAATTTGCTACAAATAGTGTCCGGCTTCATATCCCTGAATGCGACACGAAGACGGTTGGCGAGAGTCATGTTTGAGTTAACGTCTTCTTCTTCGTAGTTCCGAATGATCTCAAGGTAACGACGCAGGCATTCGTCATCAAAAGATCCTTCTGGTGGCATGAAGCACTCCACCTGCAAAGCCAGAGAAACCGGAAGTATCTCCTGGTAATTGCAGATTGTTACCTCCTCGATTGAGAAGCTTTCAAACCTATGAGCCAGGGGTATTCTCTTCTTCTGCATCTTGATTTTGCTCTAATTCGTTTAAGTAAGCATCAATGGAGTACTTATTTACCCTGTAGCTACTGTGATCGGTTTCTTTATAATTGCTTAAGGCCGTCTCGGGATTTTTGGCAAAGGATCGCACCAGATGGTTCCAAGGGATGCGAATTTTGCTTTTCTTGTTAGTGCCAGGGTCGATATTGACGTAATGAATTCCTTCCACCCATCCACCTATCCTGGTGCTGTTCTTGCCGATGGAGATCCAGTTACGGATTGTTTGATCCGAGACAGACAGTCGCCTGGCACACTCATCTGTCGAGATATATTCATCGGCGTAGACCTCGGGGTTTGTCGCACCCTTATCGTCCGCACCTTTTTGCAAGGCCCACATACTGGAGAGAATGTTGCGAATTCCTTTAAGTTCTTGCGCAACATCCTCCAGGCCTTTGCGAATTCCGTAAGACATACCTCAACTGTTTTGGTTAAATGCTAATGTATTTGAACAAGAGTTGTTATGACCATGGACGAACAAGTCCAAGACAATATCCCAACAGCATTTCAGCAACCAGTCAAGCTATCGGCTGAGCAAATCGAGATGCTTAAAGCCGTAGCTAGGGAGCGTGCCATTGCTCAAGCCGCTGCCGAACCACAGCCTCAACGCCTGGTTGAACCACCCCCATCCATGCGTCCATCGATACCTCAGCCACAACAACCTCAGATTATTTACCTAAGGCGTAACTTCACTGTTGCAGAGCTATTGCTTGTGATTTTACTGGCTTGCGGTCTGGTAACTGGCGTGCAAGCCTTGTGGGGAGTTGGTTCTCGTTTGTTGCCACAGATCGAGATAAAGGTAAAATAAAATACGGCAAACCTAAACTATAATTTTAGTTATAAGGTTTGCAGGCGTATACGTGGCCAACAGGCGGATCACT